CTTTAGCCATAGTTTTACCACCGATAGCTTTTAAGTATCCAAAATCAGGTAAGTTTTCTACGCCAGCGATTGCTGCACCAATAGGAAGTGCTAAATTAGTGGCTTCTTGCTCTGTAGCTCCAGCAGCTATAAGTTCTTCGTAAGTATTTTGAGCTTCAATAGGTGTCATAAATGCCATACCAGCACCAACAACTACAGGAGTTGCAGCACCACCAGTAGCAATAATTGCAGCAGTACTAGCAGTCATAGCTGTAGTAAATGCTGAAGCTTGTCCTATTTTTGCAACCCAATAAGCTGGATTGAATAACTGTTCAGAAGTAGCTTCTGTCCAGGGAATATCCCAAGCTTCAGGATACGCCCAATCAGGATTATCTATGAATCCTTGCTCATACCTTTCTTTAGATGCAACATACTTAGTATTAAACCAATCTCTAGCTGCACCCATAACTTTATTATATGCTGTTCTTTGCTCAGCAGTAGCAAGACCGAATCCAAGTGTAACGGCTAAATCTCTAGCTGCTCCTATGTATTCAGCTAATCCTATATCACCACTTTGGTCAGCATCATAGTTACCAGTAGTATTCACATCAGCAAACATAAACTTAGGAATTGCATTAATAGTGCCATGTGCAAAGTCATAAAATATATCTCTATACGCCATATGAAATACATCATATAGGTCTTTAAGTGTACTTTCCGCACTACCATATGGATGCTTATTAACTTCGAATATTGTATCTATCTCAGCACTACTCATTTCGGGGTGTTGTATAGAGAACTCACGCTTAGCTTTATCTATAAGAGCAAGTTCAGCTTCTCTATCCTGTAGCACAGTGGCTAGACCTTCTCTACCTTCTGCAGCTACAGCAGCTTCTACATTATCCATATCACCATTAGTTAGCTTATAGATAAGTTCAAGTGTCTTTTCTATTTCAAAGTCAGTTAAATCTAGATTAAGTATTTCTTCTCTAGTAATCTTACCATCTAAGAAATCATTAACTAGACCTATAATCTTCGGCATATTAAGTGCATTAGCATTTGGTGTATATTTAAGTTTAAGAGCTTCTGTTACTTCCGCTATATCTTTAGTCCATGCAACAGTACTCTCAATAAATCTGTAATCTTCTCCCTCGAAGAACTCCATAATCTTATCATAGTCATATGCAGCCTGTGTATATTGATCTGGGTTAGGATTTACAAGATTCTCCATAATGACTTCTTGATTACTTGGGTTTTTAACAAACTCTAAGTAATCTGTAAGCCATTTCTTTTCTGCCTCATCAAAGGATACATTTGTTAGAGAGAATAACTCTGATGGGCTTTCTATAGGATGCCCAATACTCCATTGATAGAGTATCTTATCTTGTAAAGATTCTGCAGCTTCAGATACAGACTTAGCTCTTTTGAGGTCAGTCATAGCATTAGCAAATGGTTCTATCATTGAGCGTGCTTGTGTAGGTGTGAACCCATACTTGTACTCACTCATTATACTATGTTCAGGTGCTATAGATGTCCAGAAGTTTCTATACCATTGTGGTGTGAATGAACGAGCACTTTCTATTATACGTCTAGTAGCTTTCTCATACCAGGGCATAGTATCCCACTGATTATTACCGAACCTGGTATTATACTGCGACTGATACTCTTGAAAGTTAAGAGTAGCTTCTTCTAACTTCCTTTGCTCCTGTTCTCCGAACTTAGTTGGGAATGGGTCAAAGTCAGGAAGTGCTAGCTTAAGTTGTGGTATTATATTATTGCCAGCCATCTATTATTCTCCTTTTTGTACTTCAGGCGCGATTCTCCTCATAGTCGGTGGCTGAACAGAAGGTGCTACAGGTGCAGGCGATTCTTCTGGAGCTCCAGCTTTTCTAGCTGATAATACTTCATTAGCTCTTGGTGAAGGCGGCTCACCAGTAGAAGCACCACCCATTTGCTGCATTACACCAGCAGCAGCTTGTCGAAATACCATAGCCTGTTCTCTATCTCCAACATATTCCAGGTAATCTGCATATCTGTTACAGTATGCAATAAGCTTTGCGTTCATAATTTGAGGATGTTGTTCTAGTCGGTCAAAGTCTCTACGTCTTTGTACGCCATTAGTATCTTTAACTTTAAGTACATCACTCAATATTGTAGTATCATCTACTAGGTCACGCAAGTAATTAGCAACAGTAGCTTTCTCTAACCAATCTCTAGGAGTGGCAAGTTCTGATTCTACTATAATATCAGTATCTTCTGGAATATCTTTAGGAGATACTTCTTCAATCATACGACCTTTTATCTGAAAGCTCTTACTTGTCTCTTTCATCTTAAGCAACCAAAAGCGGTCTACCTCGGATACAAAGAAGTTCTTAGCTTCTTGATAGTTATACAATACACGATTGGCTGTTTCAATAGCTTGTGAAAGGGCAAACCCAGACAAATTGCCTTCAAGCAATCCATATAATGTATCACCGAATCCACCTTTTTGGCTTTGTTTATCAAAAGATGCAATAGCAGCCTGTATCTCTAATGGCATAGGAGCGGGGTCTAACACATGCAAACCTTCACCAATATTATAATGAAGAAGTGTACCACGCTCTGTAAGCTGTTCAGGTCGAACTTTTGGGTCTCCCTGTGATTCCTCTATATAAGTAGGTTGCGCAGTATCACGAAGTATCTGTAGTTCAAATGTAAGCCATCGATTAATTTTGTTATAGATGTCTCGATTAGTTTCTAATATACTCTGCCCAAGTCGTGTAGTCCACTGTATATCTCCAGGAATTATAGAGCCACGGTCAGCAAACCCACCTACAGGAGAAACAAGTAGAAGTACATCATCCCTTTTAATTTCTTTCATTACTATTTCATTATCAATTAGCACAGTATTCATTAGATTATCATTCTCATCAACATAATAGTAATCAGATAACACAACGTCTCCTGTACTTCGTATAGGATTATATGTCCATCCATTAGCATTAGCTTTACGCTTAGCTACGTTAATTGGAAGTTTATACTCATGTAGACATGTTATCAGTTGTCCATCTGCATATCGTGGATATGTATCAGCAGGCGACCATAAAACAACCTTACCTTCTTGCTCTGTCTCATCATACCCAGCTACACCACAATACCAACCAAAACCAAGTATATTAAAGTTAAGCTCTGATATAATACGTTGTCCACCACCAAGCATTTGTTTTCTGTCAGCTTTCTTCCAAAGATATTCGAGAGCACGTTCAACTCTTGCCTGTTTCTCTAGCTCCATTGGGGCATCAGTAGAAATAGGTATAATGTGATGAGTATCCCCTGCGGTCATAAGATAGTGTGCTAGATTAAACATTGTGCGTGGGTCATTTGAACATACAGATTCTAGCCCTTCTTGCTTAAGTTTATCAACCAGATTAAGTAGGTCAAACCATTCCCTGAATCTTTGGTTTCGTGTAACCCATGTAGTCTTTAAATTTCCTATGTCAGTTCTAATTTCTTGTAATTCCATATTATCTCCTTATTTACAGGGGGAGAAGTCTACCAGTTCCATCGATTGATTTTACCTATGTAGCCTCTACTACCGCCTGATTGAAACCTTACAGCGACAGCTATCATAGCTGCCATCAGAAGGTCGTCATATGTTTGAGACTGAGGTTTGCCTTTTACTATTCTAAAACCTCTAGCCTGACGCACAAGGGAAGCATCCCAAGTTGTGAATTCTAGTTGTGGTTCTTCTCCTGTACCAAGTACTTCCTTAAATGTATCTATCATAAATCGTTTAGTGGCTGCACTTGTCCACCACCCTACTTTCGCAGTAGGCTTGCCAGTTGTATAGTCCTTTTGATGATAGAGATTGCCATACCCCACCAGGTTGGCAAGTACTCCATATCCGGGAGCGTTACGTTCAACTGCCAATAATCCATTGTTATAGCGTTTACCCAGCTTCACTAATAGCTCTGCAAATGGTTTTGGTGGCATGAGAGCCTGATATGTTGCACATACATTGTAATTTACATCCAATACTACAGCAGCAGCATAGTCATGCACTCCTTCAGTACAGTCTACACCAATAGTATAGTTCTTTCCAGGATGCGGTGGTATCCATTCAACCCAACCTTCAGGTTTCCTAGAACCAGGATAGCACTCTCTAGCTAATTGTTGTAGTTTATTCATGTTAAATACTGGTTGCCCTGCTGTTATAAAGCAAGTTACCTCATCTTCTGGGTATTCTTGCCAAAAGAAACCCTGTTTATCAGCAATTTTACGCCTTCTCCAACGTAATTGCTCGTCTGTTATACCAAATTTATCAATTAAATCAATTTCTTCGGGTGTATAGACCAATTTCCCCCTATCATCAGGCAATGCAAGGTCTGAACCTTCAGCAATCTTATAGTCTCCGCCTAACCACCAGGGGAAAAAGAACGGTTTATAGCTAGTTTTACCCTCTCTAGCACGAACCCACACATTATAGAACTCATTATCTTCACCATTCGGTGTGCATTCTATAGTAATCTCACCTGTCATTGGTACTGCATCCTCTATGGCATTTAGTATCCTTTCTCCATCATCATAGAAAGATAGTTCGGATAGATGTGCTCT